ATAAACAAAACAATTACTCAATATAAGATTATCAAATGTGATAAACTTTACCAAGTTATTTTTTGAAGATCACTAAATGATGTGATGACCGTCGCCCATGAGCGGCGGTCATCGTTATACTTTAGACAGTCGGCTTCTTCTCTGCCACTGCGAAGACCTCAGGCGACACACTCTCGAACTGGGTTCCGAAGAACATGTTGGCGATAAAGTCAACATCGTAGTGGTTCTTAAGAGACTTCTCGACGGTGTATGTCTCATCGTCTGACTTCTGGTTGTACAGGAGAAGAATATTCTTCTTCGGTGTGAGCAGCATGAAGTCCTTGGGAACGTTTGGCAGGGGCACCAGCTCTACGTTAGAAGCACCTTCGAGCGTAAGCTTATCATAGCTTTGGTTGTAAGGCAGAGCCCCGTGGCGTGTCTGATAAGCTTCTGTGTAGTAGTGATAGGTCATATCACTGATGAACATCTTCAGATCCTGCCCACGGAGGTTGTCATTGAGCTTCTCGTTGAAGTAGAAGTCCTTCAGCGCATCCTCGGCGTTGTCCCTTCCGATAGAGTCTGTAAAATAAACAAGGTTGCCCCGGTCCTCAGAGATATAAACTTTCTTATTCTCGTTGGTACCGGCAATGTCGTTGTCAATGATGGTTTTGAAGCCATTAAAGAAAGCTGCCGTCTTATCGAAGACAGTTCCATCGTGTTTGGCAGTGAACGCATTGAAGAAGAGACGTTCACCGAGCTTCTTCATGATGAATGCGCAAATCTGCACAACGATAGGCACGTTCTTAAGACCCTCGCCCTTGGTGATGTTGCTACCCCAGATGCTTTGGTAGATGGCGTTAGGGTCAATGGTCTCGATGCAGTTACCGAAGAAAGTCTCCAGTGTGCGACCGTCGATGTTAACATCGGCATCGTGCTGTTTGTCTTTCTTGTAGTTACCCATCTCGAAGTTACCCGACATTTCCGGAATCACTTCCTTATAGCGTATGCCTGTGCGTACAGAACAATGCTTCAGCAGTTTGTCCATGGCAAGCATCGGCTGAACGATAAGCTGCTCACGGTAAGTGATGAAAGTCTTACTGAGCTGCTCCGGAGTGAAGGTGATGTTGCCCACCTTCAATACATTTGTTGATGTGTCTGCCATTTTTAGAGGTCTTTAAGTGATTCTGCAAGGTCAAAAGCCGTGAAAGCAGCCTGGCCATCAGCAGGATTATCGTTTGTTTTGTCCTCCGGCGAAGGGTTCTTCTGGAGGTTCTTAATCTGCTCGTCCTTTGCGGCGAGGTCATTCTTTGCCTTTTGCAGCTCGGCCTTCAGCTCTGACACTTCATCCTTGGGCTGGTCTTTAGGAGCCTTAGGAGCGGGGCTGTCATCCTTATGCTCATCCTTTGGCTTGCCAAGCATCTCATTGAGCTTCTCGGTTTGCTCAGCAGTCAGGATGTACTGCCCTTTGTCATCGTTAGGCAGAGAGTCAACGGCAAGAGCGGCAAGCAGTGCCGCATTTTCTTTAGTTTTACTCATCTGTTGTTGGTTATCCTCGACGTTAGATTTATGGAGCAGGTTCTTGATTCCCTGCAACGTCTTCTGCAGGAAGGTCGGAGTTGGATTGCCTTCGCTGTCAGCCACTGCTGCCATCGGCTGCTGTGGCTTCGGCAATGGCGGTATGCCTGCCTCCTTGTTGTTTTTATAGTTATTCATGAAAAGGTTGGTGATTTCAACCGTCGCCTTTTCGTCCTTGTCGTCTTCGTATATGGAATCCACAAGACCGAAGTCAACTGCTTCCTGAGCCGACATCCAGTTACCTTTGTTCATCTGAGCTGCGCACTCTTCTTTTGTCTTGCCGGTCTTGTCAGCGTACATCTGTGCCAGAACGTCGTCAAAGGTGGCAAGATCATCTTTCTGCTTCGTTAGGTTCTTGATGTAGGCATCAAGATCATCCTTATTCTTCTGCGAGTAGGTGTTAATCATCGTGCTCGTATTGTGGATAAGGAAGAAAGAACCTTTGACGATGTCGATAGTCTTGCAGCCCAACATGGCAATGGTAGAAATGGAAGCGTTCATGCCAAATGCATGAGCGTGGACATTGCCATGATTTCGGAACGCCTGGTAGAGTTCCAATCCGTCCTTGACATAGCCGCCATAGGAGCTGAAGCCGACATGCACCTCCTTGCCCTTGTTCTGGTTAAGGACATATTGCACATAGTCGAAGGAAGCGGAGTTCCACCAACAGCCTATAGTGCCCGTTATCGTTATCTTATATTCCATTATCTGTTCTTTTTCCGCAAAGTTAATATATAAAAGATGTGAGTAAAAACACTTTGCATTAGCCTATTTGCGGTATAGACAATGGCATAGTGTAGGTAATTGAGGCCTCAGTCCAAGAATTGTCCGTCGGTTTCTCGGGCATAGACTCTGCTGTTGTCAAAATTGGAAACGGTCTTTTATTTGATCCAACGAGCAATTGCCTGCCGCCAACGAGGGTCAGACGGTAAACATAGTTTTTTCTAAGTCCGAGTTCCTGACAGGTATAGAATTTAACCGTAGCCGTTCTCATTAACACCTTATCATCCACTTTTTCAGCAATTGATAATGTTGGATATGGTCTGACGGCAATTTTCTCCCATTGAATACCATCGGGAAGTTTAACAGTGTCGAACGAGGTTCTTTGCATCCCGTTGAGTTCCTGGCACAATGCTCGTTCAACCTTGCGGATAATTTTCAGCGTGTTCATATCTTGTTTATTTTTAGTTTGGCAATCGCACGGTGGCGAACAAATCGGGGGTTATAGTAGACGCGATTTTTTGAAAAAAAACTCAGATTTTCTTGTTGGTTCCCTTCACCCTCTTCCGAAGATCAACGCCGTGCTCGAGATGAGCGTCGCGCATACGCTGGTAGCGCATCTTCAGCGTATAGTCATAGTCGGTCGAGATACCGTTGTTCTCACACCACGACCTGACGCAGTTGAGCAGCGTACACCCGCAACGCGTCATCTCGTTCATATCGTTCCAGAACTGTATCTTGAAGGTGTCCTCGATGATTTCATCAAGGGCACGGCAGGCAGACTTTGACATATAGTTATAGTAAAGCCAGTTTTTCTTTTTGTCATAGGGTATGGCGACTGGCACCGTGTCTTCCTCCGGCTTCTGAGGCAGCCAGTCCTTGGGACGCAGACCGACGAAGCGGCGGATGCAGGCGTTCTCTGCACTGCGAGAAGGAAAGGTGACCGGATTGCCGTAGTGATGAGTCAGCCATTGCTTGATAAACGGCTTGACCTTTAGGTAGAAGACAAATTTGCTCATATACTCTTTATTTTTTATAAATTTCTCACAAAGGTAGGAAATTAATGGGATATTTTCAAATATTAGGTAGAAAAGAGGTCGAAATTTCCTTATAATGTAAACATAATTTTACAGATTGCAAGTCTGCGTCCCCTTCTTCTCTCTCCGCTAACTTTGGCTTCCGCTGATTTCGTGAAATAATTTTGTGACAACGTTTCATTTGTGACAAGATTTGTAACCGTATGATTATCAATAGCATTTGTTGTCACAATAGTCTGTTGCGGAAAATATTGGCAAAAATCAAAAGTGCAACAAAGGCTTCAGACACCCCTCGGAAGATGTCTTGTCACAAACCCGATTTTTTTGTGACAGTTTGCAACGCAACTTTGTGACAACTTTGTGACAGCGCAAATCTCTGATTTATAGTCTTTTTCTTCTTTTTCAAACTCTCTGTTACAAAGTCACAAAATTTTGGAAGGAAATTAGAAGGGGGTCGGGGAAACAAGAAGCCCCGTCGTGGTCCAGCTGTGGCAAGATGTAAATAAATCTTACTATGTCCTATTGGCAGTTTTGGCAACGAAAAAAGGCGGGCTGCTGAATCACTCAGCAACGCCGCCCAGGCAAGCGATAAGATTAAAAAGCAATTAGAATGGACAATCGTCTCCGGGTTGCCCGTTAGGTTTGTCGAAGAGATCCTGCTGTTTCGGCTCCTGCTTTGCTTCCGGCTGCACCTCCTGTATTTCCTCCGGCTTGCTCTTTACATAGATCATGTCCTTGATTTTGCTGGTGCCGTCCGGTCCTGTCACACGCGACTGGATGCGGCCCGAGGCGTTCTGCAGTTCCTTGGGGTTCAAGCTGTCGATCCAGGAGCGCGTGGCGCAGAACGCCTTGAGTTTCTTATTGAAGCTCTGCATGGTGATGCGGTTGACATTGGCGAAGCGCATGTAGTCGTTGAGCACATTGTCGCGCTCCAGCATCTTGTCGAGGTTGTCGCCCTCATGCGAGAAGTATCCGTCGGCCCAGTCCTCGAAGTTGGCACCCATATCAGCCTTGTACTTGCGCTGGATGATGTTCTCCATAGGCGGCTGTGGCTTGTAGCCGGTGTCGGCGATGCTCAGGTAGAAACGGGTGCACTGCAGCCAAAAGTTGATGTCGTTGTTCCATTCCTCCTCGGTGTAGTCGTGCTCGTAGAGTGTCTTATGGAAGTCGTCGCGGATGGAACGAGTCTCCAGATAGTCGTTCTCCTCCGTTCGCTCGTGGTACCAGTCCGAGAAGACCATGTAGAGGGCGCGTGCCTGACTCGACGGGTCGAAGTTGCAAGGCACATAGTTCGTTGTGAAGGCGAACTTTGGGCTCTCGTCGAAGGGTATGGTGAACACGTGGTTGTTTTTAGGGTTGACGGTGAGGTCGGAGGTGATGCTGTCGTAGAACTGGCCAAGATCCATGTAGCGGTCGCAGTCATCGACGAGCACCATGTCGGTGAACTGCGTCACCTGCTCCAGTACGTGAGGGTCGTCCATGAGGTTGCGCTTGCGCCCGGAGAGGGAGACTGTCTTGCGCATTTTCTGAATGGTCTTGAAGAAGAAGCTCTTGCCCGACCGTCCGTTGCACTGGTCGTCCTCGCCAATCTTGTTGTCCATGGCCTGCGGTGCCCAGGCACGCGTTACACTCTTGTAGCGGTGGAGCATATAGCCCATGACGAATATCTTGTTGATGAGGTTTTGCTTTTGCTCACGTATCTCATCGGCAGTAAGCCCATCGCCCTGTATGTCGAAAGGATGTTTTTCGAGGTATGCCTTCGCGCCCTCCGGATCGTCCTCGAAGTTGTATTCCGTCTCCTTGCGCCAGAAGAGACGGCTGGTATTGATTAGGTAGCCGAAGAAATGGCTGTTGACATTGTTGATTTCTATGTCAAGGTATTCATGGCCGTCCTCGGCCTGTACCTTCTTTATCTCGAACATCGGTTCGAGTTTCTTGAAGCGGTGGTCGATGACATTCTCCTTCCACACGTAGTTGTTGATGCCGCCCTGTCCATGCTCATAGGCCCTTATGCCGTCGTCGCCGGGCACAGGCTTGTGTACATCGACAGTGGCGTTGGCAAAGAAGAAGAGCTGGCTCTGTGAGGTGAAGTCGGTGAAGTCAAGCGTCACCTCGCCGAGGCTCTCCAGGGCAGCTCCGGACAATCGAGGTGAGTTGAGCACCAGGTTGAGAATGTCGCGGCCCTTATGATGGTCGAGCACCCACTTGATGACAAACTGTCTTATTTCGCCCACCTTTATTTTCTTCACCACATTGCCGTCGATGTAGATGTATTCGGGGTTGTCGCTGTTGTCGTCCTTCAGCGCATGAAAGCCATTCAGCGAAAGGAAATTGTACAGGCATGCGGTGTCTATCTCATATTTCTTCTTCCCGTCCTTGGTGAGCCATTCCACCCAGAACCTCGCGGGCAGGGCGTTGGCCATGAGGTTCTTGAAATCCTTCTTCTCCGAGCGCAGCGCCATCCAGTCTCGCAGGTCCTTGCGGCCATGTCCGCGGTTGTCCTTGTAGCTGGTCAGCCAGTCGGGTAACCATACGGTGTGTATGTCAATATAGGTAAGGGCCAGCTCGGTACCCTTGCGTCGGCCTGTCTCATCGATATCGGGGATATTATAAAGAACCTCGACGTATTTCATAATCTCGCGGTACTCCTCTGCCGACAGACTGTAGGTCTCTGAGTTGAACCAAAGCGGATGATAGCCCATTGACTGGCAGCAGAGCGAATCGCGCTCGCCGGAGCAGATGAACGCTTCCGGCAGTTTCTTCTCCTTATAGGGCTTGTCATCGTCGTGGGTGCGCTGCCATTCCTTTTCCTCTTCGGAGTTCATCTTGTGGTAGGCAGCCTTCAGTTCAGACAGGCCGTTGATGTAGCGTTGGGGTTTCTTACCCGCAGGAGTGTATGAGAAGCGAAAACCTTTCTCAACGTTCAGCGGCTCATACACCTTATAGAACTTATCCTCGGTTTCTTCGCCGCTGGCCTCGTGTATCAGGCACTCGCGCATGAAGATGGGATAGTGGGGCGTTGAGTATTTTACCGTAACGCGCCGGTTCTTGACGTTGGCAATCCATTTCACCGAGTGCCAGTGCAGCGCATCGACATCGGCTTGCTTCACCTTTGGGCCAAGGACCTGAAGCTCGTCAGCCGTGAATTTCTCATTCAACTCAAAGGGACGGCTGCCGTCCGGCTCGTCCTGCCTGGCATCACGCTGGCGGATGTCAGGCTTGTTGACGGTGCGGTTCAGTTCGTCCTTCACACCGTATTTGGCGGCAAGCTGCAGCAGCGCCTCGTTGAACTGGCTCTGCCGCATGCCCTTGTAGTGCATATAAACACTGATGCCGTTCTCGCCCTTGCCGTCCCCGCCAAAGTCTGTCACTTGCCAGATCTTGCCGTAGCTCTTCGAGTCGTACTCACGTAGCGAGGCCGACGGCGTGCGCTCATCACGGATGGCAAAGTGCTTCTTCGTGTTCACGCATCCCTTGGCCTGCGGATAGCAGTCAAGGATAATGTCGAGCCCACCGTGGGTGGCATTCAGTATGTATTCAGCTTTAATCATAATCTTATCGTTTTACGCTGCAAATATAATCAGCAGTAGTTGGGATGGCAAATACCTATGCTTGCCGGTTGCCTCCCAGACTGTTTCTCTGACTCTTAAACAATTTGACGGCTTTTATTACTGCTTCCGCAAAAGGTTCCCGACGCAGCATAAGCGTAGCAATCATCCTCGCGACCTCATTCCAGCTGCCGCCGGCAGACGCATGATATTTGTCTTCCTTGTTGTCAACGACAATCAACCAGTTGCGCTTATCAGCCTTCCATTCCTCCGTTGTATCAGTAATTCTGTTGACAACTTCTTCCCAGTTTGTTATCATACTCTTATTACACTCACTCATGATGTTTGGCTTTAATTCCGGATCCGATTATTCCTAAATAAGGTCTATTAGTATAGAGAGCTTCCTTCATTCTGAACGCTGTAAACGCTTTCGACTTTTTCTTGCAGCTCTTCTCATGCTTGGAAAGTTTGATATAGAATACGCATCCGAATCTGCGGGCATATGCCTTTTTAATTTTTCGATATGTCATGTTACTTACCTCTTTCTTCTGCCAAGTCGAGATTTGGGTATCTGCTCATCTTGAAACCTTTCAGAAAAAGCACTCCAGTATTCTTACCGAAATGAACATCAAACGAGCCTCCCTTTTCCCATTTCTGTTTGGCCAATGTCCAGGCACGTCCTTTTTCGTCAAACACTATGAGATTACCGATACCGCAATCTTCATCATAGCTTTCCGGATCTCCACAGATGAAGAAGTGCACCTGTCTGCCTTTCTTCATCTTAACTTCCAACTTCTCCAGATTGAGTTTATCAATCTGCTCTTCCATTTCTTTAATTGTCATTTCTTCTTTAATTTATAGGTTTCTATTGTTAATTCAAACTCGTCACATACTATTTCGTAAGGAGTCCTTCTGATACTGGGCAGATGTCTGGGAGCAATAATCAATTCTTCACCATCATCTGCCTTCAGAAGCATTTTATTTCCTTTCTTATTTATCTTGATTTCCAT